AAAGTAATAAGATCAAAAGCCATTCAGTACCTCTTTGATACTATTGAGGATGCCAGAGAATGTAGAGAGCGATTAATGGATATGGGGTATAATAACATCTCCATAGAAGTAGAACAGGAAGATGTTCCTTAACACCAAAGAGAGATGACACAAGAAAGATTTTTTGAATTAGTATACGCTTGGAAAGATGGCGACCTTACAGGAGATGAACTGTACCAAAGAGTAAATGTTAACAATAACGAACTGTTGCGCTCTTCTTGTGATTGGTGCAATGGTAACAACCAACCCAAAGAGAGATGAATGAGCAAGATAAAGAAACAAAGATTCTATTCTACTTATTAGTGTTTACGATAGCTATGTTTGCATTAAGTGTATTGGCTTTAGTCTATGTTTATGTACACCCTACAATAACTTTATAATGAGTTGCAACTGCAATAAGCCTATGAGTATTATAGAACTATGCCTTAGAGATAGGGATGAAAACGGAATTGAAAATGATTAAAGCATACCTTCGCAAGACACGACACATACGAGAAGTACAAAAGTACCTTGATATGTTAATGATAGATAACATCAACCTATCTATACAAGCAAGTAGATTTGGATGGACTCCAGAACTACAACACCAATTAACCAACTCAGCATTACTTATACGCAAGTACCAAAGAAGACTGAGACTAATTAAATTCTAATGAGTGATACAGGTAAGAGTGCTAATGTACTCATCAATCGTAACAACCTAAACAACATCTTTGAACTCCTCGTACAAATACATATGAGAGGACAACTATCAAGAGATGAACAAGCCTTCGTAAAGAACTTCATAGAACTACCTGAAGCACCTACACGAGAGAATAGACAAGCTCGTAGAGCCAACACTCAAACCATTAAGAAACTCTTTAGAGAAGAGGCTAAGAAAGCAAAAGCACAAAGAGATGACTTACCCAACGAAGACTTGTAATAAGTGCAAAGAATCAAAACCCATTGATGAGTTCCATATAAATAGATCATCACTTGATGGATTAAGAAACGATTGTAAAAGATGTCGTACAACTCCAACTGATTCTCATTACACAGTCTATTATCTTCCAGAACATCACTACATAGGTATGACTAAACATATCAAGAGTAGGATGCAACAACATAGGAAGAAAGGTAGAATAACTCAAGGGTATGAAATAGTAGGTAAATACAATACACCTGTAGAAGCACATCTTGTAGAAACATCATTACACCTATTAGGCTACGAAGGTTTTCATTACTATGAAACGAAAGGAAGATAAGTAGGTTAACATTGTATAACCGATAAATACGGAGTATTACGGATGGATAAGGATAGCAAAGGTAGATTTACTAAAGGCAATAGTGGTAAGCCTAAAGGCGCAACCAATAAAACCACTAACAAGATTAGAGAAGCCTTTACAAAGCTCGTAGAGGATAACTTAGAGAATATGACCAATTGGTTAACTGAGGTTGCAGCAGACAATCCAGAGAAGGCTCTAACGATACTCAACCAAATGGCAGAGTACACCACTCCCAAACTTGCAAGGGTTGAGAACAAGATAGAAACCGATGAGGAGATTAACGAAGTCAAAATAGAGATTGTCAAGCGTAGCGATAAAAACGAGTGAGATATTTGAGAAGAACTATAATGCACCTACCAAGATTGTAGTTAATCAAGGAGGTACTCGTTCTGGTAAAACATACTCACTACTTCAACTCATCATTGTATTGGCTTTATCCGAGAAGGGTAAGGTCTTTACTATTGTAAGGAAATCTCTACCCTCTCTCAAGATGACTGCGATGAGAGACTTTATTGAGATACTAACTAATATGAACCTGTATGATGAGAAGTATCATAACAAATCCGAACACATATATAGGCTTAACGGCAACATCATTGAGTTCGTGTCACTTGACCAACCTCAAAAGAAAAGAGGTGCAAGACGGCACTATCTATTCTGTAACGAGGCAAACGAACTTACTTGGGAAGACTTCTTCCAATTACTCGTTAGAACCACAGACAAGATATACCTTGACTACAACCCCTCCGATGACTTCCATTGGATATACGACAGGTTACTCACGAGAGATGATGTCACCTTTATCAAATCTACTTACTTGGATAATCCTTTTCTGGATAATAGTATTGTGGAGGAGATTGAGAGACTACAATCTACTGATGAAGATTATTGGCGCATATACGGATTGGGAGAAAGGGGTCAAAGTAAGGCTACAATTTTTACATTTATGGAAGAGGAGATACCCGAACAGGCTAAACTCCTCTCGTACGGTATGGACTTTGGTTTTACTAATGACCCGACTACTCTCGTTGGGGTCTACCATCACGATAATAACATTTTTGCAAAAGAACTTCTATACGAAACGAACCTAACCAATAGGGATATTAGTGAGAAGTTAAAAGCATTGGGGATAGATAGAAGAGCAGAGATATTTGCAGATAGTGCAGAGCCTAAATCTATAGAAGAACTCTACAGGATGGGTTGGAATATCAAGCCTACTAAGAAAGGTGCTGATAGCATCAATGCAGGTATTGATATGCTCAAGAGGTATAAGCTACATATCACAGGTGCTAACTTTGTCAAGGAGATGAGAAACTACAAGTGGGTAGAAGATAAGAATGGTAAGCTACTCAATAAACCTATAGATGCGTTTAACCACGCTATAGATGCGTTGAGGTATGCAACATATAACAAACTAAGCAGACCGAACTATGGTAGATATGCAGTCAGGTAAGGAGGTAAAGGTTATACTTCCAGAGAACGCAAGAGAACTCACGGTAGAGCAGTACCAAAAGTTTCTAAAGGTAGAAGGTGATGAAACCTTTATGACACTCAAGGCTCTTGAACTATTTGCTAACATACCATTGAAGGTAGCCTATGCAATGAAAGCAGAGGACATTTTAGACATCTCTCAGCACATATTATCTATCGTAGGTGGTAAGCATCCACTTGTAAGGAGATTGTCCTTTAGAGGTAAGGAATATGGTTTTGTACCCAACCTTGAAGAGATGAGCTTTGGTGAGTATATTGATCTTGATAGCTACCTAAGTGATATGCAACAATTGCATAAGACCGTAGGGGTATTGTATAGACCTATTGTAAAGGAGAAGGGTGACTTGTATGAGATAGAACCTTACAAGGGTACTGATGGCTATGCAGACTTCCCATTAGATGTAGCGTTAGGTGCTACGCTTTTTTTTTATCGTTTAAGCAACAAATTATTGAAGGATACCCAGACCTCTTTGGAGGGGGAGAAGAAGGAGAGCTTAATCTCTCAGCCTCCGCTAACTTCAGTAGAAAGTGGGGATGGTATGGAAGTGTAGACCACCTTGCAGGAGGTGATGTTAGTAGGTACGATACTATCACAAGATTACCCCTATCACAATGCCTTACCAAACTTGTATATGACAAGGAGAAGAGTGATGTAGAAAGAAAGATGTTGAAGCATTAGGTTTGTTAATAATAATGTGTATATTGCAGATGTAATCAAAACACAAGTAATATGACAAATGAAGAAAAAATCAAACTCGTTGAACTGATTTACAAGTTAGATATAATGGGGGTGAACAACACGATGGTAAGACAACACTTTGATAACGATGGCAAGTTAGGGTTGCACAAACCAAAGAATTGGAACAAGTTCATACAAAGCCACAGAGACCTAATCAAAATTTAATAACAACAATCCCTCTTCGGAGGGGTTTTTCTTTGTAGAAAAAAAATTATTGAAACATTAGGTTTGTTAATTATTTTGTTTATATATTAGCACTATAGAAATCAAAACAACTATTAAAATGAAGATTCAAGCAAAAGATGTTAAAGTAGGACAGATTGCAAAATACGGCAACTACGATATTAAAGTAGAGCGTATGGAAAACGGCACACTAAAAAACGGAACACCAACAATTACATTTTTTGGAACAAGACTTGCCAAGACTATAAGAAGCCGAGCAAGTTATATGAGAAACAGAAAGGTGTCAGAAATACCTTATGATTTCACTACTAAGGCGGAAACTTGGGTTTCAGTTTATTAAATAAGCATAAGCCCCTCTTCGGAGGGGTTTTCTTTTTAAACACCTTTCGCTCATAGAGGTTATCTTATTATGAGTTTCTACGACATTACAACAAAGATTAGAGAACACCTCATTGCTAACTCTCAAGTCAACACAGTTACTGAGGGTGATATCTTTGAGGTTGACC